AATCTGTATTTCGCATCAGAAAGTTTTCCCATTATAGATATTAAAGACTTAGACTTAAATTGGTGTGCCTCATCTCCAACAACCACATTAAATCTTGAAAAATATTTACGGGGAAGTTTGTAGATGGACTGCCAGGTCGTGATGATAACCTGCGAGTCGGTCTCTCTTTCTTTCCCCGCATATATCTTGTGGCAAAATGAACCTACGTCCCACCCATAGTCTTCAAAGTCTTTATACATCTGTTCTACAAGGGAAGTCGTTGGAACGACTATCAGAGTATTTTGTCCTTTCTCAACGTAGTATCTCACAATCGAGTATATCATCAACGACTTTCCAGAAGCAGTTGGAGATATCAATAGCTTTCTATTATGTCTTAGGGCGTCGTATACTCCCTCTACTTGATATTCGCGGGGGGAGTACTTACAAATAGCATTCATATAATCCTTGACACCTTCCTTTGAGATGAAGTCGTTAACCTCAAAAGGAAGACCATAGAATTTGTTGTTTACAAACTCATAGGTATATTCGTGATCGTCACAAAACTTTGTGAGTTTATCTAATAACCCGACATATATCTCACCAGTCTGGGTATTAAATAAACGAATCTTTCCATCCCAGTACTTACTGCGATACTGAGGCATAAACTTGGCACCAGGAACCTCAAACGTGAACTGATCTGCTAGTTCGTAGTAGACGTGAGGTTCTGCTTTTACCTGAAGATATACTTCGTTCTTTTTTGATATAATCAAATGAGACATAACCCATAAGTATCACCTATGGGTATTTATTGCCTCAGTTAAAACCTGCTTGGAAGCGATGCCATTCGATGGCATTCTTGATTTGGAAGGTTCTGTTAGAAATAGTCTTGATAACATCCTCAAGAAACTTCAACATTACATCATAATATTTGATCTTGATATCCAACTTAGTAAGTTTCTCATCTGCCTCTAGATGCCTCTGTAAGGCGTCTTTATCTCTTACTTTGTATGGGAATGGTTCCTCATCATACACCTCTGCTGGTGCCTTTCCAGTGTAGTAGTTATAACGCTCTAGTTTCACTCTGCTATGAGTTTCTCTTGCTTTCTCACGAAGCAGGGTGATAGTGTTATAGACGGTATAATACTTGGCGTGAAGTTGAGGTATTTTTAAAGACTCATCATGTAAGTTATCAGGGTCGATCTGGGAGTCTTTGTCCCACATCTCCTGAATTTGCTCAAGGTTCATAAGCGAGTTCTGCCGTCAGAATCTACGATAATATACACAGTATACTTGAATGTTGCCTCTGCTGTAAAGTACTGTATGTCAGTTGCTGAAGTGTCAAACTCCAATGATGTCAAGGAGACTGGGAACAAGTCTCTGAACTTTACAATACTGTTTACTCTATAGTTACTATTCAGAATGGACAAACTACCATCACTGAATTGTTCTTCTAGTTGATTTGTTACTCCATCAACATCCGTGGTCAGGTCAACGAAGTCTTGTGCCGACTCTGGAAAACCAAGACCAGTCAACCAGTTGTGGACTGCCATGTAGTTGGTCATGTCCTCATCAACCAAAAACCTGAGGGTCAAATCGCCATAGGTTAGTTTTTCACCTGGAATATCCAAGTCTTTGAGGTATGATGACTGTTGTGCCAACTGAAGATTTATTTCTGGTAGTCTAGCACTTGTACAAAAGAAATCAACCTTAGGGTGCTTAGACAAACTAAACTGAAACCCAGTAGGAGATAAGAAGTTTCTATTTTGTATTTGGTTTCTAAAAGGTGAAACTGTCATTATCAGTTTTATTTGTATTTAGATAAAAAAAGGGGGTCCGAAGACCCCCGATAGATATGTGAACCGAGATCACATGAGGTTTTGAACCTTGACTCTTCTGTAGTAGCGGTTGACGTTCTGGTTAAGAGCGCCTTCGCCAACAGCGGTGCCCTGAGCGAATGGGTTAGCGACCATGCCGTAGCGGGTCTTGAATCCAATCTTGGGCTGGAAGGTGTCCTGACCGACGGCACGAACCATCTGGAGAGGAACGTATGGGCAATAGAACAGACCAGCGTCATAAGGTGAAGCACCCTTATAACCAGCAACGTAGTACTGGTCGGCAGCGAGGTTAGCCGAATATGGGTCGATGTAGACGCGGAACTTACCAGCAAGAACACCAGCGAAGGTGTTACCGGTGTCATCAACGTTAAGGTTAGCGTTGAGGGCAGGGGTGTAGTCGAGTACACCAGCCATGGTTAGGGCGGAAGCAACGTCTGCGGAGCAGAGGATCATGTTGCCCTTTCCTCTACGAGTTCTCTGGGCGATAGCGTTAGCATCGCGCTCGATTTGGAAGATAAGACCCTTGAACTTCTCAACACTCCAGCGACCGTTGGAGTCAACGTCGAGGTCGAAAGCACCTTGAGTAGCAACGTTGGTAGCAGCGCCTTGCTCAGCAACACGATAGATGGTTCTGATGACTTCGCGGTTGATCTCAGCCAGAATCTCAGTAGAGAGAATGTTGGCGAGTTCAGCCTCAGCATTCAGACCATGGATCGCCTTGAGGTCTTGGGCGAGTTCCAATGAGTACTCAGCTTTCAGAGCACGTGACTTGGCGGTAACGGTGACCTTCTCGATCGAGAATGCCATTTCGTTGAACGCACCGATGCCGTCACCGAGGTTCTCAGCATCACCAGTACCAAGACCCTGACCTACACTGTAGGTAGAAGCATTGATACCTGAAGTTGGGTTAAGAGCAGCAGGGTTGCTACCGACTTGACCGGTTGTACCCATACCAACGCTACCAGCAGTGAAGCTACCGGTGCGGTTGAAGTTGCTGTCCTGAGCGGAGAATGCGGAATCTGCTTCGTCGAACAGAGCTTCAGCACCACCTTGGGTCTTATACTTGGAGCGCATCGCAAAGATGAGTCCAGTAGGTCCGCTCATTGGTTGAACGCCAGCGAGGTCATAAGCGACCAGGTTAGGCATGGAGCGGCGGATCAGGGAGATCAGAACTGGGTCGAAACCAGCGACGGTCTGACCACCTGAACCGGTGTAACCACCTGTACCAACAGAGTTGGTGGGTGATTCGTGAAGGAATTCACGCTCTTCACGAAGAGCGATTTCTTGGTTCTCCAGGAGTTGAGCGGTTACTGCTCTACGATGGGAATCCTTGATAGGATCCATACCATCATAGTCAAGAAGGGGTGCCCACTTCTCCTGCAGATGCTCGTTTAGGGGCATTTGCATTTGATCTTTACCTCTTTTAAAAAGTTTAGTTTGAACTGTTATTATTTAGAAATCACTTTTTAGCGACTCTTCTCAGAGTATCCATGTAGGATTCCATTAGTGGTGATGCTGATGTTGAACCAGCAACCTCGGTGCCTTCAGAGATGGTCTCTGAGTAATCTCTTTGAGCGCCAGCGTTCTCTGGGAAGTATGACTTCTTCAGGGTAACTAGCTTCTCACGATAGTCTGACTCACTTTCAAACTCAACATTTTCTGCAAGAGTAGCGAGCTTGTCTTTCTGAGAAAGGGCAAGTCCTTCAGTAACTTCGGCAAAAATTACGTCAGCAACTGATTCTGCTAATCTTCTGTTTAGAGCAACGTTTCTTTCGATTTGCTCGTTGAGTTTACCTTCCATTTCATCAAGTTTATCTACCATGCTCTCGATTACATCATATCTATCTTCAGGGATGGTTACATAATGATCTTCAAAAAGACCCTTCATTCCAGCAAGGAATGATTCGGTCATTTCGGTCTTGAGACCGTGCTCAACAGCGAGAGCGTTCTCTTGGATCCACTCATCGGCAACATACTCAAGGTATGCGTCGAGTCTTTCGGTCAGACCTTCTTTGATAGTTTCAATCTCTTCTACGAGAACAGTCTCGTAAGCGGATTGAAGGTTTTCTTTGATTTCGTTAACTTTCGTGCTGATAGCAGCTTCGAAAATAGTGCGTGCTTTCTCTTGGAACTCCTCAGAAAGCTCTTCGCCTTCGAAGAGTGCTTGTACATCTTCTTCGATGCTGAACTCGGGTGCTTCCTCTTCGGTAACGACTTCCTCTTCAGTTACTTCCTCTTCGGAAACAACTTCCTCTTCGGTAGTCTCTTCTTCAGCAACAACTTCTTGCTCTTCATCAGCCTCAACTTCCTCAGCCTTAACAGCCTTGGCGTTTACGACATTTTTGACTTGAGCAAGGGTCTTGCCTGGAGTCTCCAGTTTGTTGGAGTCGTCGTCGGGTCTTGAGTTATCGGGGGTAGGACCACCGAGATCCTCATAAGGAATCCCGTTCGCTTGCATTGGTTCAGCAGGCGCAGCGTTTTGTGTTACTACGTTTTCCATTTCCTGTAAGTTGCTATCAGCGGACATTTTTCTTTGATTAACTTTGGTATAATCTATATTTATTTATAAATCAGAGATTTGATAAGAAATCGTTAAAGAGTTGCAGCTTATGCTCCTCAAGCATTCTCTGATCTACAAGAGTATTAATTCTCTTTTGAGTTCTCTCTGCGAGTTGCTCACGAAGGATACCACCTTCCCAAACCCACTCTTTTCCTTCCATGATTCCATTAACAAAAGCATCAGGAGCGGAAGGATCGGCAACGATATCAGCAGCAGTTGCTAACTGGAAATCTTCACCAACAATCTTATGACCCTCATTGGTCATGCGGAGTGAACCAACACCACGAGAAGAAACACCGAGTGAAACGCCAGACTCTAAAAGAGACTTGGCAATCTTACCCATTGGGGTCTCAAGAATCTGTGCCTTACCTTTAAAGTTGTTACCTTCTTGAGTCAAACAAGTAATCTTGTGTGAAACGCGGTCAAGGTTAACAGTAGGACCATCGGGGTGACCGAGCTCACCAAGAGCACGACCCTTAGCAACGAAGTTCTCGTTATAACGATTTACCTCACGGGCAAGGGTGTCAATAGGATACATTCTCCCATTGCGGTTCTTGATTTCTCCCTGAAGAAATACACCTTCGATGTATAACCTCTTATTAGGACCTTTTCCTTCGGTGATAATGTTAACGTTTGAAATTTCTTCTGTGATGAGTTTCATTTGTTTATGCGGTAAATCCTACTTTTGCACCCTTAACAGTGTCAGCACTAGCAAATACACAATATGTTGGTTGCTTCTCAAGATACTCAACGGAATTTGGGGGCATGGTCATAGAACCAATTCCAGTTCCACTTTGCGTCTCAACAACAGTAACCAGTGCAGCACTTGTAGAGTTATTAACAAGACGAACAACAGTAGCATTAGTAAAACTAGTTGCAGTTCCTGTTGTAATTGGCAGATTTATTTCATCCGCCAAGAGCAAAGTTCTTGCCATTATTCTTGATCCTCTTGTGGTTCTTGTTCAGTTTCATATTCACCACCAAACATTGATCCTGCTACAATGGGTCTAGCAGCATCAATTCTTTCAGCAGCTTTTGCGAATAGAGCACCTTTGATAGCATCAGAAACATCCGATGCTTTTGCATCTGTCGCAATCAAGTCGATAATATTATCCATGAAAAGTTATAGTGTTATATATTCTATATTTATATCTCTGCCTTTTTGGTGTCTTTTTGCATCTGAGCATCAGTTTCAGAAGCATCTACCTCTTCATCTGTAACTGGTGCTCCTAGATCACCACCTTCCTGTGGTAGTGGTTCTCCTGTAATAGGATCAACCATAGATGGGTCAGGCAGAATACCCTTAGCGATCTCATCTTCAATTTGCATATCGATTTCGTTGATCTCAGCATCAGTCTGTCTGAGGATCTTCTTACGAACGTATTCTGTTGAGAAATACTTACCAATATAAGGTTCGATAGTGGCAAGGTTTCCGAGTCTACCCTGAAGCATTTCTGACTCTTTCAGTTCGGCAAACTGGTTATCATACAAGAAGTCATACTGAATATGGTCAGACATGATCTCCCAGTCTTCGGGAGTAACAATGTTCTTGAGGATAAGTTGAGTTCTCAGCATGTCATTAAACATCTGAGCAAAACGCTTTCTCAAACGACCAACAAACTTAGCAAACTTAAGTTCGTCTCTCAGAATCTCAGAAGAACGACCAAGGTTAAAACCACCATCAGCAGCAATTCTTGACTCAGGAACTCCAAGTGCTCTATAGAGTTTCTTTTGGAAATACTCAATATCAGCAAGTTCGCCAAGGTTTTGTCCACCAGGAAGTGTGGTGATCTCTGTTCCTCTACCACCTTCACGGCGAGGTAACCAGAAGTCTTCCATCATAGACATGAACTTACGGTCATCACGGATTTCTCCAGTTGATGCGTCATAAGCAAGTTTATTTCTGTAGCGAGACATAACCTCTTTGAGGTATTGCTCTGCTTTTACCTTAGGAAGGTTACCAACGTCAATATAGAAAATACGACGCTCAGGTGCTCTGGACAAACGATAGATAACCAGAGAGTCCTCAATCATTCTGAGTTGATTGAGTGCTTTGATTGCCTTGTGAAGATATGAAAGAACTGTTCCTTTGTTTCTATCTACAAGACCAGAACTACAATAAACAACAGAGTCCTTAGCAATCTTTATACTCTTTGATTTAGTATTACCTGCAGCACCAAATGAAGCACTTGGGTAGTTTGGTTTTGGTGTGTAAACAAAATACTCTTCAATTTGTGGTTCTAAAACTTGTTCGCCGTTATTTTTTCCACCTACTACGGCATTAGCAATAGCAAGACCACGCTTGTCTTCTTTCTTTTCTTGGCGGACAAACTTCATTTTCATTGGATCAATATATCTCAGGTCTTGGATACCTGCCTGAGGATTCTTGATATCAATGACTTTTAGATAGTATACTCTTCCGTCAACATACCAGTTTCTAAAAATTTCATGGCACTTCTTATCGAAGTCCATTATTTCTTTAAGATATTTAAACTCGTCTCTGATTACTTGCTTAAGTCTCTCACTAGCATTGAGGTTTGATAACTCAATTTCTACGGGAGAGTCATAAAGATCGCTAACGATAGCTTCATTTACAACATCTTCGATGGCACCATCACATTCAGGATGAAGTGCCATCTCACGATATCTTTTAATCAAATCATGCTCAGTTCTATAGACTCCCTCAATATCGAGGTAGTGACCATAAAAACCACTGCTAATATAGTTATCAACCCCGTCCTCATTGGTTTGAGGGACGGGGGAAATAACTGAGGGTGGTTTACTTTGGTCGCCGTCAATAGAGAAACCAAAAAGTCTTGCCATCGTATAACTGTTTGCTTATTATTGACTATTTAGTTAATGTCTTCACCGCCAGCATTAGCAGCATTACCTCTAACTGCTTCCCACCAGAGAACCTGAAGTTCGACAGTGAACTCTTGGATCTGACCAGTGCTATCGTATGATAGGTCAATAGGAGCAACTTGAGTTGGGAAAACATCATAGAAATGATACTTTCTCAGAGTTCCGCCGTTGCGATCAAGTTGGTAGATGTAAGCATCTGCCTGATAATCTGCTGGGTTGGTTAGACCAGTGTTATCAGATACTCTGTTTACAGTATTCATCCACTTTTCGAAAGCAGAACGAATAGCGAAGTCGGTATCGTTGATAACTGTGATAGTCCAGGTATCAAAGGTTCTGTCTCCAGCAACTTTGAGGATCCTTCCTCTGAAAGGAACCTCAATAGGAGCAACGTTTGACGCTGGAAGGTTTGCTGCCTTAACAAGGAAACGTGCCTTGTTAAGGATATCGTTTAAACCCTCAACTTCTACTGAACCTGGGAATGAAAGCTCAACCTCAAAGAGGTTTGAGCGAGCACCGCCACCAGTTAGCTTACTCTTAAAATCAGTAATCTTTCTTAGTGGGGGTGGATTGAGTTGATTTCTGGTTGCCATTTTTGTGTGCCTCTAAGGTTGATTAATAAAGTAAATATCAGATGTTACCGATGACTTCCGAGAAGGAAACCCCAGTTCTGGTAGCAACGAAGGTCAGACCAATGAAGTTGATCGATCTGTTTGGTTTGATATAGATGTCAGCGACAAACTCATTGTTGTCGATAACAGCAGCAGTGTTATTTGTTTCATCACAAATAACAACGTAGTCAAAGATGCCTCTCTTGGCTTGGACATCGCGGAGGAATGGTTCGACGATGTTGACAAAGTTGGTTCTCGTGATCTCGTCGTTGAATTCGAAGAGTTGGTCTCTAGCGGCAGCAGCGATTGCTTGCTCCAGGTAGATGAACAGGCGACGAACGTTGATTCTATCGAAGGCAGAAGACTTGGCGAAACCAGTCTTATCACCGAACAGAACGATGCCATCACCAGGCGAGAAGATAACAGGGTTGATTCTATTGGAATACAACTTATCTCTCTGAACCTTGCTTGGGTTGTAGGTCAACTTAACTGCGTTCAGGATAGCACCTCTAGCAGTTCCAGCAGGTGAGAACCATGGGAAGTTGTTGAGGTCGTTTCTAGCACACAGACCAGCAATATCACCATTTAGTGGGATATAGCGGAAGGAGTCAGAGAATCTATCGTAGGTGTACTTATAACCACTATCAAATACAGCGTAAGACGATGAAGTGATAGGAGCATAGAAACTCAGAACGTTATCAGTGATATCGGAGTCTGAGTTAACGGTTACAGAACCAACAGCACTATCGTTAAGGAACGCTAGTCTGTATGGTGAGATGAATGCGATAGCATCTTGTCTCGTTTCTGCTACAGAGATGAGTTTGTTAGCAAGTGCTTGGGCAGTTTCCTTGCCATAGTTTGCCGAACCCATCAGCAGGAAGTCAACATCGTAGTTATCGGTATTCTCGAAGAGAGCGTAACCAGAGGATAGTTTTGCTAGGGTTGAGGTCAGAGCACCTGAAGAGGTGAGGTCTGTACCATCATCATAGTTCTTACCACCACCGAGAGTGTAGGTGTTAGAACCAGAAGCAGCGAAGTTAACTCCATCGGCATCTTGGTCCCAACCTACATCGCTAGCGAGGGTGAATCCGCTACTGTATGCAGTGGTAACAATACCAGCAGGAGCAGCACCACCAAATACGTTAGTGGAGACGTTATAGAGATACTTTCTCCAGTATGCGGTAGAACCTACAGAGTACTCAGCATCCTTTGCCTTAGAAAGAGCAAGGTGCTTCTCAAGAATGGTTCCAGCGTTTCCGCTTACAGTTCCTTTGTCGTCGATAACAACAACATGGAGTTCGTCGAATCTTGAGTTTCTAGCAGCAGCGTAGGAAGAAGTGCCAGGTCTATCAACCAGGGTGTTCCAAGCAATGGTTGTTCCAGTAGACAGAGAAATGCTCTGCTGATCGAACCAGTCTTGTCTTGAGGTATATGCTGTCTGACCTACTGCCGTTGTCTGACCAGTGGTGTGGATAGCAACCGAACCAGATGCTGAGAAAGCATAAACACCAGCAGGTTGGTAGTCAACTGAAGTCTCTGTTCCAGCAGCGGATACGTGAGACAGAACTTTAACCTGAAGTGAATATGGTGAGGAAGAAGTTCCAGAACCACTGATGCCAGTGATGATACCTTTCAGGTGACCATCCAGAGTGCTGGTAGAACCAGAACCAGGAAGTGTTGATGAAATTGCCTGAGTGATACCATAACCAACTGCGATAGTTGGAACTGTTCCGCTTGTCTGAACACCAGCAATGATTTGGTCTGCCTTGGCGTCGATAGTCGCAACTCTAACACCATTCGCCCAAGAACCTGGGTTTCTAGCAGCAAAAGTAACGCCGCTAATAGTGTTTTCCTGATAACCGAGTTGTCCGTAGTGCTCAGTACTCTTGATCTTGATGCTTGATGCTGAACCGACGAAAGCATTGGTAAGAGCATTATCGTCTGCTCTTACTACTTGAAGATCGCCACCATACGCCAGGTATGATGAAGCAACCATCCAGTGCTCATAATGCTTATCGGTATTGTATGGCTCACCGAAATTCTTCAGTAGGTCGGCTTCATCACCAACAAGAACAGGTACATCGACTGGTCCCTTTGCGAATGGGGCAACCAAGGCACCAACAGCACCACTGGTAGCATCGACTCTACCAACAGTGAGGTCAACCTCTCTTACTACAATTCCAGGAGATGCTAAATTTAGCGGCATCTTCTATTCTCCTTAGTCCAGAATTATTCTGAAATTATTTATTAAAAAATGTAGTTTGGATGGGGAAACCGTGCGTGAACCACTACCAGTCAGGATATTCCCACATTTCTGAGGACTTTGACTTCTTCTTATTTGACAGAATTCTCTTTTTAGTACACTCTTTACACTCATAAGAATAGGCAGAAGGTAAAGCACCCCTGCCTTTTCTAGTTAGATAAAAGTCATCTATTAAGTTTTTAATTTCACCACAAACTCTACATCTTCTATCAAATAAGAGTATGTGTTCTAAGTTTATCTGATCTTCTAAGTCCATTAGTAATAGTCCCACATATAAGACCTATCACCATATTCATCAGTATGCCATCTATCTCCAGACTCATCAACGAATGTACTTTCATCAAGACCATCTAAGATAAAACCAAATGGTGCCATGTCTTGTTCTATCTGGTTTCTTTGTTCTTCATAAATTCTCTTACGGATATCATTATCCGTCATCTCTTTAAAATACTCTTGAGCAACTAACCAAGCAAAGATAACTAGACACATTGCTAGGTCATCATTACATCCTTCTTCTGCCTCAAAAGAATTATGACGCTGGGCAAAAGTCGTAAGTTCTGATATAATGTCATAGTCAACAGTCAGTAACTTATCGTCTTCTAAGAAAGTCTTTAAGTTAGAACACCCCAACTTCTTTACCGCAGCAGTCATCCTCACACCCATCTGTGACTTCTTGCCAGAGAAACCGTGTCCAACCACTTGCCCAGCACGACCCCTCATTGCTGCCATCAGCATATTTTCATATTCCAAGTCATAGTGTAAGATATTAGCAACTTGCTCACCAATATCATTAACTTCAATTAGCAACCAAGCGTTATTATATCCCTTAGCAGTCTCGTGAATAATATTTGGGAATAGCATAGGTTTAATTTCATTATTCCTATACTTTGCTACTACCTTGTATGGAAACTGAGTAATATCAAAAACAATGAATGCAGAATAGTCGTTACCTAAACCACGGGCAACGTCAACTGTTATCAAATAGTTATGTTCTTCTCTACACTTTTCATAAATGTCTAAACCGGCATTTCTTTGTATTGGATTTTCGTATACAAGATTCCTAAGTTTTGCTGGGTTAATGAGAGTGTTTACCGAACCTAAGAACTCACACTCAAACTCAACCTTAAACTGTTGCTCCGAAGTGTTGGCAATGGTCTGTTCCTTCCATGCCTCATCACGACCAGGAACTTCGGACCAATGAACATCAGTTGGAGTATATTCATTCTTACCTCTCTCCGCATCATGCCACATGCGGTAGAAGTGGTTCATACCACGAGGGGTAGAAACGATAATTACCTTTGTGCTCTGTCCAGAAGAAATAGTAGGATAAACAGAGGCAAAGAAGTCATCAGCAATGTGATTCGGGATGAACGCGAACTCGTCAAGAAAGATGACATTATAGGATCCGCCTCGGACAGCAGATGAAGAAGTAGAGTTAGACGAAATCTTGGAGCCATTTTCGAGTTCTAAACTACCTTTGTTCCATGATATAATACCCTGTTGCATCCACTTTGGCAAGTTTTCGTATGCAAGTTGTAACCTTCCTAGAAGATCTCTTGCCGTTGACGCCTTGTTTGCTAGGATGGCGATGTTAACATTATCGTTAAAAACAGCGTAGTGCAGAAGATATGATACACAAGTAGTAGACTTACCAGTCTGACGTGGCATCTTACAAATATTAAATCTGTTATCATGGAAATTCTGGATAAGTTTTTCCTGAAACGGATACATACTGAAAGGCA